GATTTGCTCATGGGATTGGCAGCAGTACCATATTGCTCATTATCACCAGCAACTTCTACTGTACCAAAAGCATCACCACTGCATGCATTCTTTGCCCAATCAACTGCATCGTCTGCTTTATTCTGTCCATAAAATGGATTAGCCATAACTTAACCCCCTTATTTCCAGATAGCGTGGCATTCAGGCATTGACCATTCCATACCAGCTTCTGTTAAGATTTGATCAACTCGACGGTCAACACCGCTGTTTTCTAACGTCTGAACTCCGACGTAAACAGAAGTGTCTCTGTTGATACCGTTGCCTGCTAGAGGACGATACTTACAATAGTTCATGTTTATACCAAGGATCTTAACACTGGTACCATCTAAGTGGATATTACGCACTACATTGATATCACCGTGAACGGTGTTAACAGTTGTAGAATCCAAACCTAGAACTTTCTTACGTCCAGCTACAGCTAAATCAGATGTATAGTATTTACCAACAGAAGCTCCAAGACCATCAGTCTTTAAGTTCTGCAAGGCATATCCACCTAATTTATGGAACCAGTTATAAACATCAGTTGAACAGAAATAAACTGTTGCACTTGAGTTATTATAACGTGGATCCAAGTAGTTTGACATATCATCTAGAAAGTCATCTGTGTTTTTAGACGTAGACCAACTAAAGATATTACCATTGTTAACGATGTAGTCAACTGCACCCTGAGTATGTCCAACACCATCTGAATCTGAGTATTGTGAGCCGAACAATAAAGACTGTTCAATATCCCACTTGTGCTCAATCAGCTTTTCTTTCCAGATACGTTGCCATTCATTTGGCTCGTAACGGAGCTGTGTAGCACGAGCAGTATTACTCATTGCCATACTAGTTTTCCAGATCTGTGTTTGTCCATAGCCAGTGATAAAGGGTTGGTCTTTCCAAGTTTCTGGATAACCAGTTCCTTCACCAAATGAGCTACCTACAATGTATGATCTCATACTATCCAAAACAGACTGAGCTGCACCAACGCCCTCATTTGTCTGAGTAGTTACAGCACCTGCTAGATAATGGGTAGCAATACCAAATGTATTTTCAGCAGACCCAGCAGCAGCTACACGAGGAGCAAAATAATTGCCCGTTGCAGTTGATGCAGGTTTGATTACCTTACATTTTAGTTTTGCATACTCATGTCCAGCTTGAGTAGCGGCACTATAAGCACCAGATAGTGTTACAGTTGAGATTTTAGCGATACAATAATCAACAGGAGCACTACTAACAACATTTGCTATTGGTAGTTTGATCAATTGCCCTTCCATATAGAAGTTGGGCTGTGTTCCAGCACCACCGATAATTGCATCGGTATTAGTCTGATTAAACACATTTGATACATTTCCTTCTGTTAAGTAATCGCCTGCCATTTTCACATAAAACGTGTCTCCTGCAGTATCCATAGCACCTTTTACATCACTTGATAATGCACCATCTACATCATATGTAGTATCATCATGTGAGTAAGCTGTTGGATAAGCATAACGCTTTGACCAGGAGCCTCGCCTTTCAGTGAACTTAAAACGCGGATCATCGGTTGGTTTCTTCGAAACTTTACTAACAAACCGAAAGAATGGGTCTTGTGCTAATGCTAGCTCAGAAACTCGATCACCGAAATTAAACTTTCGTCTAAGATCGCCAGTATCGAGATCTGGCCCATATCTTGGGTTACTATAGTTAGTAGAATCGGAAGAACCTATACCTTGATCCGTATACGTACTTAGATTAAACGAATCAGCCATAAAGCTAACCTTCCTTTCTTATTTATCCGTATGGCCTGTTAGTATCTAACTAGCCAAACAGGTTATCTAACTCCGAATCAGTGCCTAACAGCGAATCAAAGATTCCATCATCTGGATTTTGATTATCTGGTGCACTGTTCGCCCCACTTGCGGTAGTTGGCATGTTCCTAACATTCTTCATCTGATTTAACATATCCTGCTTGGTTGCATCTGCTACGTTAGCATTAGCCTGGTCACGATTAACTAAGACATTAATATCATCTAAAGTTAATTTGTAATCCTTGGCTTTTTTAACCATTTCAGCATAGTTTTCGTCAGACATTTGATGTTTTTCTTTAAACTCTCTTTCTTCACGTATTTTCTGTGCAGTAGCTATTCGTTGTTGTGTAGCTTGGTTTTGACGATTAGCCGCCTCACCAACACGATGTTTAACCATCCTGTCAATGTATGCATTAAATACTTTACCAGAATCAGAGGTTGGATTTTCCATCGCATCATTAGCATCAAATACAAAATCTTCATCCAAATTGAATGCTTCCTTCATAGTTTTAGCTTTTTGTCCGCCTTGTTGAAAATAATCCCTAACATGATCAACTAGTCCGCCATCTTTACGCATTGCATTGAGTACAGGAGCAAATGGTCTCAGCTGCTTTAATTCACCAGCCATTCTTTGAGCTTCTCTGCTTGAGTCCTTATATCTCGTTTCCCAATCAATCGCTTTTTGAACGTCTTGATTTTCCTGCTGATAGGTTGCCTGATTAGGGCTACCAACATTACTCACCTGACTGTTCTCCTGAGCAGGTCCATCATAGACCTGTCCATTAACCTCTTGTTCGAGGTCGTCGAAGAATGTGTCTTGGGAGTCAAATACACCAGCTACAGCATCTTGCTGTGTGTCTGGTGTTGAGTTACCCGTATTTTCTTCCATGTTTATTCCTTATATTTAATAATAACAACTACTTATATTAAGAAGACTCTTCAGTACTTTGCAAACCATTTTGTTTGATTTGGTTATCAGCAGCCATTTTAACTCTAGCTTTCTGATTGTCAGCACTATTAGCCATTGCATTTCTTAATAATTTTTGTTTTCCTTCAGTTTCATTATAGGTATCTTGAAGCTGGCTCTTAAGTTCATTCTTCTTTTTAGCTATCTCTACACCAGCTTCCTGAATTTTTCCTTTAATTCCTGCCTGAACAACCTGCCTCTGAAGAGTTTCAATTGTTCCTTCTTTATCCTTAAGTGATTCCTCCATTTGCTGTATCTGAGACTGCATTTGAGCATACTGGCTCTTTCTTTGTGCTATACCAGGCTTATTTCTAAGATCTGTTTCAGCCAAGACTGCAATATCATCTACAACTCCTAGTTGTAATAATTGTTTTAATTCCTCTAAATATGCCCATCTATTAACTGGCATTGTAGAACCAGCTACTACTCTTATATCATATTTATGAGCGTTTATATCCATAGACTTACCAATAGCCTGCCCCATATCGTTATATATAGGTATATTAATTTGAACTTCTCTTTGTTCCTGGAGTCCTGAAGGTTGTACAATTCTAAATCTCTTTTCTGCTGTGTATACAGTTTGAGAAAACTCCATAATAACCCTACCAATCTGTCTAAGAGCAGGTTCTATAGAATTCTTAAGCCATTGTTTCACACGCCTAGTTCCATATTCGTCCAGGGCCATCATCCCCCTATATGTTTCTGCTGCCTGACTTGCATCACCCTGCATAGAGGAATAAATCCCAGCAAGGTATTCCATATCAGTCTTACCCTCTTGTACTACGCCAAAAAAGGCGTTACTTAGTGGGGCAGGCATGACTGGGGTCGGAGGAGTAGACCCTGGCCGTATTGGTAATAGGGCTCCAGGAGCACTAGAATAACGCTCCCAATATTCAGCATCAATTGAACCCTCTTCATGCAACCATCTTAAGCTACTACCAAGAGAGGCATTATGAACCATTAATTGATGTGCTTTATTAATTTCTCTTTGTTTTCCTATAAGTGGAGCAACTGCAGATAGGGGAAGGCAAGTACCAGTCCATTTATAATGAAAAGGTACAATTGGATATTCTGTAATAGAATCTGGCATAACTGTTTCAAACAGAACTTGATCACCAGCTACAACGGTTTGTTTTATCCTTGTATTAAAAAATTGTATAGTATCTACTACATTTTCAGAAAATCTCTTCTCTTTAATAAGAAGTTTAAATTCTTCTTCCGATATAATTAAATTTTCTATTCTCTCTACTTGAGCTTGAAGGTTGGAAGTAATTTCCTGCTCTCCAGACTTTAGCTGTTCCTGCATATTCTTTTGAGCTTTTTGTACTTCAAGTTGAAATCTTGACTCTAATATCTCGCCACTTTGCATTCCCATTTGAAGTCTTGTAACCTCTTCCTCATAAAGAACTTGCAACTCCTGTTGGAGTTCTTGTAGCATTACTTCAGTTTGTTGTTTAATTTGTTGTAGTTGCTCGCTATTAGGTGGAACTTTATGATAGACATTTATATAGGATACCTTTACTTTCTCATAAACTTCAAAAAGTTCTACAAGATCATCCTGCGTTCCATCAGACTTATAAGCATCCCCTGCATTAAAATCTTTATAATGAAAATCCTTTTGATCCATCTTTCCAAGAGACTTTTCTGAATAGCCAAAATTCTCATTATACTCACCTTGAGCTTTACTTATCTTGGTCTTATACTCTGGGAATAAACTAAGTAATTGAGTTTTAGATAATATCTTCCTAATTAAAATATAAGCAGCATCTCTAAACAAGAGATCCCTTGATTTATTATCTACATATATATCAAATGGATCTGGTTGACTTACTGTAACATCTCCCATTCCATTATCAGAATCTGGACTAACAGATACTAATAGAAAGCCTAAGCTCTTTGTAATAGCATCATTTACTGCATTTGCGTATAAAGAAGTACCATCAGAGCCATACCATACATAATCCATAAGATCAGCCATAACAGCAGCAACATCACTATCACTACCTTCTACTCCAACTGCCTGCCATCTAGGAGTATTAGCAGTTGCATAAAAGTTTAACATCTCTACAACAGGAGCAATCCTATTAATAGTAAATGTAGGCATACCCTGACTTTCTAAAGCATCTCTCTCATTATCTGTAAGCTGATTATCATTAGAAAAATCAAAACCTTTCTGATTTATATACTCCCACTGACGCCTGAAAGCATTATTAGAATTCTGATATAGCTGCTTTACCTGTTCAGATCTTTTCTTTTTAGTAACTTTAGCCATTAAAATGCTCCCATATCACCCATACCTTCTCCAAGATCTTCTGGATACCCTTCTCCTCCTGGAGTCTGTTGGCCAAAAGCACCTTGAAGCTTCTTCATAGCTTCTGGATTTGATTTCAACATTTTAGTCATTTCCTTTATATCTGCATCGTATTTTGTAGGATTTTCTTTAGCTTTTTCAAAAAAATCACTAATCATCCCAAGAGGGAATCCCATTTCTATCATCTGTTCTTTCATAATATCTATATCAGCAAACTCTCCACCTGGAACTTCAATATCTTCCATAAGTCCACCAACCCTAGTTTTATCCTGTACTGCTGGTGCTATATCTAATATACTTGGTCTATTCTTTGCCATATCTACCTCCTAAGCTACAACCCAGCTTTTTACTTTAGGTTGTTTTTTATAATAGTTTCCTTTTTCATCCTGTCCAAAATGTTTTGGTGGATGTGCATACTTACAAGCATATGCAAGAGCGTCAATTGCATCATCATGTCCCATACGAGGACCGAATGTTATAATCTCATGTTGTAAGTCATAATGTTCTTTCTTTAAATACATACTTCTTATTGCGAACCTTTGTGCCAAGATCTCTTGTATTCTATCACGCTTCGACATACGCGTACCAGGCTTTTCCGCAATATGCTTAACACTGAAGTCATTCCTTCTACGCATTTCCGATACCAAAGCTTGAAAGATTGGTTTCGACATAGTAGTGTCTTCAACCGTATAAAGACTGGGGTGGTATATTCCATTATAGTCGAACATGTAGTCAACAATACCTTTCTTACTCTCTCCTGGTATACCGAGTACAGGTAGCGACCGCTTGCGAACATAATCAAGGACATAGCAATTGTTGTCAGCGTCAACAGCCACAAAGATGAGAACGCTATAATCGCTATCCCTCCTAACAGAATCCGTAGCAGGGTCAACTCCTGCGAAAACGTTGACTGGTTTAACGTCACCTTCGATGGTTGTAATATATGATAGCCCTGTTTCATCGTCATGTGTAAAAGTTCCATCCCAATATTTTATATGCTCTCTAGTGAAGATTGCATCTTCTGCACTTTGTACTTCCATCATATATTCTTGGAAGAACTTTTGTGGCTGTCCAGAATCTATATAAAACTTTTTCTTTCTTTCCATCTCCTCTTTGCCGAACCAATCAGGCCAAAGTGGCGTTCCATCACCCTGGAGAGCCTTATAACTTATAACTTTCCAACTATATTCTGCACCTTCTTTTTTTGCCCTATCGTGACCAACCAAAATATTATTGATAAAGGAGTCATAATGAACAGGAGTACCATTGATGCGAAGACGACCCGTACTAGGTTCCAAGGCAGGGAAGACAACAGCCGTAACAAGATTGGAGATTTTAGAACGAGACTCTGGCGTAATGGTATTATTCTCGTCTTCAAAATCGTCAAGAACAATAAGATCGTATCTCTTATGGAGCTTAGCCCCTCCCCTAATACCTGATAAGTTTGATTTAGAAATGAGTTTGCAGCCATTCTTAAGTTCAATGTCGTCCTCCGTCCATTTTTTACCTTTTAAATCACCAAAGTAATAACGAACCTTATCGTTAAACTCTATATGATATTTAATATAATCTAAGTTTGGTACTGAAATTTTACTGGATGCTGCCACCCATCCATAGAATAGTGGATCTGTAGTAAAGCAAAAATCATGCATAATACTGCATTTAGTTAATACTGTCTTACCATGACCACGAGGCAATACTATTGCAAGCTGTCTATAATCATAATTCATAACTGCATCCGCTACTTCATAATGAAAGAAGGGAGTTTCAGATCGCATAAAGTCATCTGGCAAAAATAACTTACCAAATGCAATCATATCATATTTAGCAAGCTGTAATGCCTCCTCAGCTTTGGAGACATCTTGAGTATTAATATTAGCCACTAAACCTTTCGATTGCGACCAAGATACATATCTGCAGTACCGCGAGTCTTTGGACCCATCTGACCATCCACTTTAAGTGGAGTATAACCAGGACGACCTTTATTTAGAAAATTAAGACCACTCTGCAATTTAGATACATCTTGCTGATTAGGATTCATATTTCCACCATCTGCAAGATCACCAATAGCATTCTGGTTCATAAAATTATTTACTGCCCCTTGATTTGGACTTGCATTCGGGTCAACGCCACCTTGATAATTAGGTTGCTGTTGTTGTACCATTGGTTTGCCTGTCGCATTTGATTCCCTTCTTGCTTTGGACATTCCTACTGGATCATAGTTAAACTTCTTCTCACCTACTGTTGGCATTTTATTCTCCTTATTCTAAGGGGCATCAAAAGCACCCCAATTTACTTCATCTATATTAAATTTATTTTCTTGGTTAGACCAAAAAGGTCTATATGCATATTTTTCATATGGTGCATTTTCTACAAAAAATCTGGATTCTATAGATGCATTTGGGTCTCTAAGACTATCTGGATCTATTGCTCCAGTTCCCCAATTATAAGATCCCTCCCTCCAATCTCCCTCAATAGGTCCTTGACCTTCAACTACAGTCCCATCAAATGCTTCAGATAGATTCATACAAGCAATAGGGTTTGATCCCATATTACAAGATCCAAGTAGAACTTTGTTAAATTTATCTTCTATCGTATTATCTCTTAAAACTTCTCCTAATTCTTCTGGATTAACCCCTCCATACATACCTATACCTGAAGAGTGTCCCATCATTAAAGCAGTGACATCTCCTTCATCTAAAAATCCACTTTCTACAAGTTCTTTAATTTTATGATCAAGCTCTTCCTTTGTAGCAAAATTTATAATTTCAGTATCTATATCAGGAGTTTGTTGTGCCCACCATCTTGCCTGACCTGGGAAAACATCCTCTCTATTTTTATATTTATCAGGAAGAGTTTTCCATTCCTCTGGAGTTAACATTTTAATATCACCGCCCATAAGAGTAGCTAATACATCCCATGTCTCCTTACTTGCCAATTCATCAGCTCCCTGAGTTTTGTACATCCCCATTTCTGGATCATATACCTCTCCCTCACTAGTTACACTGCCTATCTCAGTTTGCTGGTCTAGATTATAACTTTTAGTGTTATATTTTCCATAAAGAATATCTTTATATAAATCTCTGGTTTCAGTATCATCAAGTACAAATCCAGATTCTTGAGGAGTTCCTAACTTATCATGCAATTTCCTTGGTAGTCTAAGCCAAGTTTCTTCAAAATCAAAAGGAGACTCAGCAAATATTACTGCCTTCTGCTTATCTAACTCATCCTTCTCTTCTTGCCAAGCACCCATTATTCTTCTATCTGCGGTCTTTCAGCTTCTTCTAACATCTTTTCTGAAAATCCCTGGAATAGAGCACCTGTGACCTGCGTCACTTTTGTCTGGCTCTTATCCTCGAGATCTAGGATGTCGCTGAGTTTAAATAATGCTTTGAGTTTGGTTTCTTCCTTCTGACTTGTTTCAGAGAGATCTTTAATACCAGATAAGACACTGGTCTCACTTATTCCTAGCTCCTCACATATTGGTTTCAATTCTTCTTTCATAGCAGTTTTAATCCTTTCAGTCTTTACTAAATGTCCAGACTTTAATTTTGCATAGTTCCTATTCTTAGTAGGAAAGGCTCTTATATAAGCATCCTCTGCTGCCATACCAGATGCTAGATAAAGAACAAACATCTCTTCATGCTTAGAGAGTATGGTCCGATCCAAGAGAATGTCTTCAGCTTTTTTACTACCTCCGAATGAGTATATGTTTACTCTGCGAGAGGTGTCCATTTTGACTGAATCACCAATGGGGAAAGTCCCTGTACAGGTCCCAATGTATTCTCTGATCTTGTTCCTTCCTTTTGGCTTTGACATCTTCCCTCGTCTTAGCACCTGGATGACACAATTGTCATCAGTCTTTACCCACTCACCAGCTCTCCCTTCTCTCCAATTAGACTGAACAATTAGTCTGTCTGGAATGGGATCATCTGGATCATAAACCTTATGTTCAATTCCATTTACCTTATAAACTCTCATTTACCTTCTTTATAAGAGTTCTTTGGGAAATTGTAGTAAAAATTAGGAGTCTCACTCCCATGAACTTTGTCACCACCTTTTTTAGTATGCTTCTCCCTAACTGGGTGAGGCTTTTTATTATATGGTCACGTATGTTGTCCTTTTTTCATATTTGTACCTAATATATAGTTAAGTCCCTTTAGGGACGCTTGCTAAGCTATACCAATATTATAACAACCACCTATCATCTTTAGCTGTTCTTCATCAAAGTATTCAGATAGTTCAACATCAGCATAGTGAAACATATCCTCTGCTCCTGTAGGGTCATCAGTGTCAACTGTCTCCTCAATATACTCTACATCTTCAGTATCAGGATCAAATACAATCTTAAGCTTATAAACTTTCATAATAACCCCTTATATTGTTATCTAGTTAACACCCACTATATTACTAGGTTTATTTACCAAAATCAAGACTTTTTTTTAAGCTTTAACTTCATGTTTTTAAAGTACTTAACAAATTTAGAAAATTTACTTTCAATCTGTGCACTCGATCCTAATTCCTCCCTCAGATCGTAGATAGCTCTCTGATTGTTTTCTATCATTAGAAACAGCTGATCTATGTAGTTCCTTAGCTGCTTCATAGTATATTTCCTCTTCATCCGTACACTTCCTTCTATGTTTATGATCTACACCACAATATACAGGACATGTATAGTTGTTGTCAAGCTTTTTCCCTATTTCACTAAAAATAACATATATTAGGAAGTAGGTGATTTCTCCTTTATCTTCGGTAGTGATATTAAGGGCTTGCGAGTAAACACCCACGCCCCTATATTCAGAGCACCAAGACACATCATTGGCCATGACCCATATCCAACATAATAATATATATTGTAAAACCCTATTGCTAGGTTTATCCATCTTACACATTGAAACCACTCATCTCTTTTCATCTTTATCCTTTTCGACTATAGGTAGATATGATCTTAGGATTGCTTCAAGGAGAGAAACATCTCTATTGAGTTGTTTAACCCGTTCCAAGGCTGCCTCATACATTCCCTTCCAATCCATAGTATCTCCTTAATACACAATAACTTAGGTATAAAACAAGGATTATTTTGTGACTAGGCTTACAGAAGAGAGGCAACTTTTAAAAATTATAGCATTTTAGTGTGTGGCTTATTTACCGAATGTACCCCCCTTAAAAAGGGTTTTTCCCTATCGGGATTACGTTATTTTTGATTTTAGATTATTTAATAGTTAATTTAATTAATGAAAGGAGATCCATAGATGGACAAAGTACTACAAGCCTATGGCTATGCAGCCTTAGCAAAGGATGCTAGCGGTAAGTATATGAATGTAAGGCGTACTCTTCGTAACTATGAAGATATTATGGAAGCAGCTCGCGGTGATGATATGAAGGAAACCTTCCAAGAGCAGGTACTTGCTGCTATCAAAGAAGGACTGGCACAGAAGGATGCCAACACTCTGGCTGAAGCTAACCCTGTTAAGGTTGATGAGAAGACAACTCTTCACACTAAGCCTCAGTTTAAGCATGATAACACCAAGCTGGATGCCAAGGAATTCTATAAGTTTACCAAAGAATCCAAGGATGTTATGAATGCTATGATGGTTAAGTTAGATGCTCTTGCTCCACCTCCTGCAAAACCATAGGAGTATTAGGACTATTAGGGGATTCATTTCCCCTTTTAGTATTGCTTTAGTATTATATGTATTGGTGAAATAATGCGATAACACGTGGAGTTGTGTAATTACGCATGACTCTGCGTGTGCATTGTGTAATATATATATAAACTTGTACCAAACTATAAATAATAAGGATAATCACAACTATGGATAAAGATGGCTTTAAAATACTATTGTTTTGGGTTAATGCAGGACTATTCAGTATAACATTCTGGATAGGTGTAATGATATGGTTATGGAGGGTCTTATGAGATATGTTGTAACACTTGAATATAATGGTATAACAGATCATAAGATCTATAAAATAAAGTCATTTAAAGTTGTCTTAAGTAAGATCACTGAAACTCTACAAAGAGTATTTAATGAAAATGATGATGACTTTCTTGAATTTGATATTGCAATCAAGCGTATTAAATGAACTCAATGGGGTGGATAATATCTGCCCCATTATAATTTTTTAACTATATGGAGGCTATTATGGCTGTTGAAAATAGTAAACGAAGAGGTAGATTACTTGATGGGGGTAATTGGCGTGATCCTGAAGATAGAATGGATCCAATGCCACCAAGACAAATACAAACTTTTGCAATGACAGGTGCTTGTTGTAAAACATGTGACAAATGGTTTACCTATGGTAGTAGTAATAAACAGAAATATTGCTCTAGATCTTGTCATAGAGCTGATAGATATAAATAATAAGGATATAAAATGCAAAAAACAAATAGTGAGCTCGCTAAAGAGCAGAATACCACAGCTCGACAGATATCTAAGAGTCGTAAACGTGGGTACATACTAACAAGTGATGGTAAAAGAGTGAAATATACTGCTCCTAAACCAGCATTTATAACTACTAATCCTACTGGTAAGCGTAAAAAGGATAAATGATGACTAAATGTAAAATATGTAATCAAGAAAGTGCTCGTCAATACTCATCTATGTGTCAATCTTGTATTGATAATGGCTGGAGATGGTCAGGCTATCCTGATAGTCGTTATTATCAAGAACAACCTATGAAAAAGGGTAAGAGTATTAAAGTAACAAAGAAGATATAATGATTTAGTCGAGGCTTGGATGTGGCGAGGGGTCTGTAAGACGGCTGTGTAGACTAATATATATTTGCTAGCTATTTTATAATCTTCCGACCCTTAGGGTTCACAAGGGATTATAGAAAGTCAACACTCTAGGTATGTAGTACCAGAGAACTCTGATCAGGGTAGCTAGCATTAAATTGAGAGAGTAATGGTTTGAATTGGGGTCTAATGTTGCAAGATTGCATTAAGCATGTTTATTGCGTTAGTCAACGGTGTTGAAGACCTAGTTCTCTCATATTTCAGTAAAAAATTAAATTTGTGTGAGTTGGTCATAATAATTGATCATTGTTATGTTCGACAAATCTAGAAACCTGTGGAAAGGAGTGGATGAAGACCCTTACAGGTACAAAGACAGGCGTTGTAGTCGCAGTTAACCAAATGGAAGGCTGAAGTCTAATCAATGTCTAAAGGCTGCTGAAACAGCCGAGGTAGGAGCCGATAAATTAGAAATGATGAGTAGTCTTTTCCTATATCTAAGTATGCTATAATCCTTGCTTCGTGGTAGTATACACTCTTAATGGGCTGTGATAGCCTTGCCTAATGTACTCAAATTGATGGAGTATAAGGGTAGGATGACAATCTAACAAGAGGGATGAATACTAAAGAAGACGGTAGCCTTGCAGGTATACTCAAATCCTGCCTAGACACACAATAATGCAGTAAATCTCATAAATAAAGAAAGGGAAATACAGTGAAAAAAAGAACAAAAAAAGTAACTAAGAAAGTAACTAAGAAGACATCAACAAAACTTGTAGATGCAACTGATCTTAAAGAAATAGTATTTAAAACTGCAACTATGGTATTTAAGACTATGACTTTAAATAAGTTAAGGTTTAATCCTAAGAATCCTGTAATAAGGACAGATACAACTCATTTAGGGTTTAAAT